GGAGGCGGAGACGTAGGCGGCGGAGGAGGCGGCGTGGGCGTAGGCGGCGTTTTTATTTTTAATAGAGGGGCCATTAATACATTTTCTTGCCACCTCTATTGCGTTTCGCGGTCTTTTGTCATTTGGGTATTTCTTTTCGTAAATATCAATGACTTGTTCAGTCGCATAAACCGCATAAGAGACACACTGTTTATAAGTCATGTATCGTACTATTAGCCAATTTGCCCAATCAAAGTGGTCTTCTTTAAGTAATTTTCTAAGTACAGGAATCAATTCTATGTTCTTTTGGTTCTCGAACCATTCAATACCTTCGAAACAAGCGTGCCACTTATTTAAGTCTTTTAGTGTTATTTTCATTTTTTATCTCCTTTTTTATCGCCTTTATTTCCCCACTAACTCAAATCTAATGGCTTCTATGGCCTTTCTCGCTAATTGTAACCCTTCCTGTGGGTTGTTGTCAAGGGCTTTATCCACTATCTCATAGATACCTGGGTAGTGAATGCTTAGATATGTCAGTTCGGTGAAACCTAGTCCGTTAGTGTCATGTGTCATATGCTTGCACCGCCCATTTTTAATATCAAGTCGGCTATTAGATCAATTAGTTTCATGTCTCAGCCTCCTGTTATTCAATTTGCTTCTCTCCACATATAACAGATATTTGGGTAGTTGTCAAGGGTTATTTTCTTTTCTTTAAGACCCTAGACAATGTATACTTAAATATGTGTTAGTATACTAAGCCACCATAGTTTAGTATCAACCATAAACTATAAACTATGTAATAAAATATAAGTAGATTATGAAAAATATATGTGTTGACTGTCAAGTAGTTTCACGTATTGCAAAAAGAAATATTTGTAACCAAGCATTGTAGTGCTTAAATATAGTAAATCCTAGCTAGAGATGGAGGGGTACATGTTCTCAATCTCAAAATAAACTCATTATTTAAGACACTGGTATTTCCTCTCATTTTAAATTTGCACCTCTTTTCAGGTTAACATTGAGGCTAAGCAGTAATAAACCAAGTTAACAATCGTTTGACTCTAACGACAGGGAGTTAAAAAAAGAGTGGGCGCTATGCTTTGACTACTTTCTCATAACCCACGACTGGGACAAGTAACAACCAGAATAAATGATAGAGGCAAGAGAGACAAGAAACTTATTCGACTCCCCCTACACTTCACTTGGGGTTACGTTACGTGGGACTCTCACTTGTTCAAACTACTTATCATATATCTATCTACTAACTTTTGTATCTAAAAGACCTTGTATTTATATGGTCCCAGGATACAAAGAAAGTAGAAAAACTGTCTAGACTCGTTATAAGCTTACAAACAATCAGGGAATCAGAGGACCACATGGAAAACTATTGGGATACAGGATCATGTAGTAATGAGGAAACGGAGGACTATGATTATTACGATCAAGCGGAAACTGATCAAGTAATTATGCCTTGGATAGGAGCATTCCAAATGCCTAAGCCTAATGTTAGGGTGGAGAGGTTGTATAAGGACACTGGATTTAAGAATGATATGTTATTCTTGGATGTAGAGGTGGAATATAGTGTGCCATGTAATTAATGATCCAAGACAACCTAGCGGTGTACCGGGACCAGAAGCGCAAGAAGAGCAAGAGGAAACAGCTAATGACAATGACGGGTGGTAGTCTAGGTAAGAAGGAGGAGGGAGACAGGTATCTTTCACCTCTAAAGAACTATAATCTTACAGGCTTTGACAATGATGCTAAGATACGTTTTCTAGATTCTTATGAGAAGACTGGAAGTATCACAGGCTCAATGAAAGCTGTTGGTTTTCATTCAAGAGTTTTTTACTTGCATATGGGTAGAGATAAGCAATTTAGAGAAGATTTTGATTTGGTGCAGCGTGCAATGAAACATGAACTAGAAGGTGTTATGTTTAATCGCGGTAAAAAAGACAACGGTTTTATAGATCGAATTGCATGGTTACGCAAGAACTATCCTGAAGAGTATGCACCAAGACAAGGGCAAGAGCAGAAGAAGGACAGCAACAAGCTTAGTGACCTATTGAATGTTATGGATATTGAACAGTCTATTGGTGACATCCGTGAAAAAGAAGAGTAGTACGTCTTGTTTATCTTGTTTATCTCATTCACATTCTAATGATGACTATGTTTATTGGGATTATTTTACGTGTTGTGAATGTGGGGCACTCATTGATAGTCATGATGCACATCGATGCGCTGGACAGTTATGCACCGATGAGGAATGTAATGAATGGGGGTGTAAAGATCATTTTGATTGTTGTAAGGAAGGGGATAAATAAGGCCCTTTTCGACATTCACAAAGACTTTTCGACTTGTCATATGTTGAAAAAAAGGAACGTTATTTTGTACTTTTCAGGGACGAATCCCCATACCCACCCTTGTATTATTATATAGTAACTCACGCTATTTATTAAAAATAAAAAGAGGATCTATGACTAAAGCAGAATTAGAAAAGAAGATAAAAGAACTGGAAAAGCGTTTAAAACAATTAGAACAACAGCCCTCAGTTATTTCTTATCCAGCTGTGCAAGAAAACCCTTGTCCTTTTCTTGGGAGCCATATAACCCAGAGTTATGAATGAGTAATTTGGTTATTTTAGAGATGCTGTTTCATCGGAGCAAGAGCACATCAAGGCGATGGACCTCAGCATTATTAGGTTTTCTGCGCTGTAGAGCATTGGCGGCTCGCGAGGCTCATAACCTCGAGAAAGGTGGTTCGATTCCACTCGGCGCTATAATTTAAATAGGTAGTTTGCAAATTGCAAATTTTTAAAAGGAGAGGTAATGACTGATCTTGACATCATAAGAATGCTCATAATCAATAGCAAAGATGTTATTTCGATAGATGAGCAATACAAAGAGACTAAATTCAGGTATATGACCTTTACATTGAAATCAGGAAAAATTTTTAAAATAACTACAATTAAGGGAAAATAAAGTGATTTTTAATGAATAAGAGACTACATCAACAGCCTCTATTTTTAGAAGACCGTATTGAACTAGCTATAAGAGAATTTGTTAACACCTGTACTCAAAAAGGCATTCAACAGGACATAAGAGCAATAAGTCTAGAGTTACTCGAACTTTTCCAAGATGAATCAAAATTTAAGCATAGATGTGAATGGGGAGATAAATAATGAAGATCTTAAAGCTTTTGCTATTTTTAGAGTCACGTAAGGTGGCTTATGGCTTATGGCTTTTTATAGTTTCTACGCTATTTCTATATAGATCCATTATAAGTTCAGATAACTGGATATTCTGCACTTTAATGGTTTCCGCCCTGATTGGTGGGGGAACAGTTACAGATAAGTATTTAGACAAAAGAAAATAAGGAGATAAAAAGATGTTTAAAAAGACATGTTTAACGTTCGGTGTACTTTTGGGTTTAAGTATACTTTGGGGAGCATCAACTGAAATTGAAACTCCTGCTAGTGTCATGCTGGTCAATAGTGTGGGGGTAAGTACAAATACTGCTACTGCTATTTATACTGGATCTACTGATTTAGTGGGCCGCACTAAGATCGTCATCAAAAATGCAGATGCTACATATGATGTGTTTATTGGCACTCATTCTGGTGTTACGGTTCTTACGGGGTTTAAACTCAATGAGAGCACTGATTCCATCACTTTGCCTCTCGGCTCTAATTTTACTCTTTATGGCTTGGGAGAAGCTAACGCTTCAGATGGCACTATTGATTTAGATGTAATTGAAATAAAACAATAGATTGATAGGGGGACTGTTTGAAAGATCCACGTATCATTGTATTACGTGAGAAGTGTAAGAAAGACCTTAAATTCCTTTGTAAAGATGTCTTAGGGATGAAAGATTGGCAAGACGGGCTTCATGATGAGTTAGCAATATTTCTTAAGCAAAAAGGGAATAGAAAGCTGATTCTAATTCCACGACATCATTTAAAGTCTAGTCTTGTTTCTGTAGGATATGTAATACAGCAAATGCTGGTTAAGCCAAACATCTGTATTTTACTCACAAATGCCACTCTTAAGCGTTGCGAAGAGATGATGCATCAAATACAAAATTATTTGAAGCACGGAAGTGCCCTAAAAGAACTCTTTGGTGAGTTTTGTAATAAAGACACGAGATGGACTATTGATCAGTTTACCATTGCACAGAGAAATAAGGCCACAGTAAAAGAACCCACACTATCAATTGCTAGTTTAACTACCAATGTTACAGGAGGTCATTATGATCTTATTGTTAATGACGACCTTGTAGAACGAGGCAATATAGGTACTTCTGATCAGATACAGAAAGTAAAGGACTTTTTTAAGGATTGTCTCAATTTGTCTCCAAGAACGCCCATCATTACAATTGGTACTAGATGGGCTGTATCAGATTTATATGGGGATCTTCTGGAACACCAGGATTTTAATGTGTTTTTACGACCCGCAACAGACACCAACGAAAAAATACTCTTTCCTAATATGGTGTGTAAAGATAGATCGGATCCAAAATGGCAGGATAAGATATGTTTAGAATCTCAATTAGAAATGCTTGGTCCCTACGAATTCAATTGTCAATTTATGAATAATCCTATCAGTGACTCGTCTATTGAATTTAAGCGTCCCTGGATTCAACATTTTGATATGACCACTGATTTGCAAAATGAATTACATAATATCTCAGGCCTCCTTTCTGTAGATCCGGCTTTTAGATTAAAAGAAACCAGTGACTACAGCGGCTTAGTGGTCACTAAAACAACAGAAAAGAATGTAACATATATTTTAGAGGCAGAACAAAAGAAAGTTAATTCCAATGATTTAGTCAAAAGAATAATGGAATTAGTTAGGCTTTACAATATTAAGAAGGTATTAATCGAAACACAATCTGCTCAAATAGTGTTACTAGATGTGCTAAGATCGGAAATGGCAAAACAAAGCCAATATTTTGTAGTAGAAGAGGTAACACAAGTTACTCGAGAGACAAAAGCGATGCGTATTAGAGGATTAATACCTCATTATGCGAATGGACGTATTTTACATCGACGTGGTTTAAGTCATTTAGAAGCACAGCTCATTCAGTTTCCTAGAACAACACATGATGATATAATAGATGCGTTATCGCAACAACTAAAATATTGGCGAACGCCTTCGGGTAAAATTGTTAATCGGAAGAAGATTCCTCATTATAGTTGGGACTGGTGGGTGAAAAACAAACTGCCCGATACACGTACTAAGGATCAGAAAAAATTTAGCTCAGTAATTAAGCGGAGGAACTGGATCTAATATGCCTAAGAAAACTAAAAAACAAACAGAATCAGAAGATGTTAGAATGTGGTTTAACAATATCTCCGTTGCTGAGAGAGTGCGGGATGATTATAGAAGCAAATATCAATGGGACAAGTTTACCCAAGAATATAAATGTATTTGGGAAGGAGTTTTACCAGAAGAGATAACTCCTTATAATTTAGTGCACTCTTGGACTAAAACAGAAATTTCTTCATTATATTTAAGAGACCCACATATAGAAGTTAATCCGTTAAAACGAGCTACAATTGAACAAGCCCATATTCGTGAATTGTCATTAAATGACATTATACGTAGAAAGAAAGTTAAAAACGAGATTAAAAAGGTTCTCTTAGATAGTTTGTTAGTTGGACACGGTTGGGGTAAAGTGGGGTATACAGCGGATTTTGATACTACAGCAGATAAAGAAGGGAATCAACTTCAAACTATAACAAAAGAGGACTTTTTTCTCTATCGAATCCCATGGGATCAGATGTCATTTAATCCTGATTCCATTAATGCGCCATTTGATAGTAGATGGATAGCGCAAGAATTGTTTGTTCCTCTTGAAGAACTTAAAAAGAAAAAGAATTTTAAACATTTAGACGAACTAGAGAAACAAACCCAAGAGCAACAAAATGCAACTGAACAACACTTATTGAGTACAGCTGGTATACCCTCTTCTGATTTTAATAATAGGCAAACTAAAAAAGCTAATTTTATTAAAAATAGTAATGTGCACTTTGTACGAATGTATGAGATTTGGGATATAGCAACAAAAACAGTCAAATACATTGCTCCCGGTATAGATAAATATTTATTAGAGAAATCTTGGCCCTATAAGATGATGAGGGGATTCCCTTATTCTTATTTTGTGCCTAATCCAATTAATGATGAACCTTATGGTATTCCTGATATTTTCACTTGGCATGATCAATTGATTGAATTAATGAAGGTGGATCATACTATTGATGATCATGTTAAAAAAGGAAATAGACAGATTGCTGTTGGAGATGATAATGATATCTTATCAGAATCTAAAGCTGATTATGAAGCAGGTACTACAGGCGCAATACTAAAATTTAGGCAAGTGGGGCAAGATAAACTCACCACACTACCATTTTTAAACGTCTTAAATGATGTCTACCCTCTTCGCGCAATACGCAAAGAAAACATATTGAATACAAGTGGGCAAGCTGCAACTGAACGAGGTGCTACTGAAGCAACCTCAACACGCACATTTCAAGAACTAGCTTTGTTAGATAGAGGAGCTAAAAATAGGCGTGCTGAGAGATTAGACTTATTCGAAGATTTTTTAGAAGACATGTTTAGCAATACCCTGTCTTTACAAGCAGAGTTTGCAGATGTGCCTTATTATGTCCGCGTCACAGGAAAAGTCCCACAAGAGATAGCTCAGTCCATTGTGTCTCGGCCATCGGCCAATGCCCCAGATAATATCACTAATATTGTTGGTGGTCAATTAAAAGGATTCACAGCCACCAAACAAGACTTAGGAGACACTGGAAAAGAAGAATTTGACATAGAGATACAAGCTGGTTCTACCGTTCCTATGGATCAAGAGGCTAAGATGCAAGCTTTACAAATGGCTGGACAGATGGCCATTCAAGCTGAAGCACCTACACTCTTAGGTGAGATTGCCCGTATGTTTTTTGATCAACTTGGAATGCCTGAACTTAATCAAGCTATTGAACAAGAAATTCAAACGCGGCAAGCTCAACAGGAAGCGGCCGCAGAACAACAGACACAAGATTCACAGTTTACGGCAGCACAAGATGCGGCAAAGACTCAACTAAATGCTGAACGAGAAACTACACGTAATAAAGAAGCCGATATTAAACAGCAAGAGGCAGATACAAATAGACGCAAAGCTACGTTGGACTTTCTGGCAAAAGAGAAACAAGCTGTTACCAAGAATAAACCAAAGGGGTAGAGAACACATGCAACTAAACAAGGATAAGTGCAATAATTGTGGTTCTGTTAATTGGTCTCATTGGAAAATGCGAATAAACGAATCGGGGACTGATCAATCAGAAGAATGTGATCAATGCAGCATAATGTCACGTCCGAAACAATACGACGATATTTATAAAGGAGATTGTGGTAAAGGATTGACCACAGATCCTAATATATATGATCCAGTGACTAAACAAGAAGTTCCCTATTCTAGCCCAGGAGAGAAAGCAGCTATTATGAAACGACTACAAATTAAGCAGGCTGATAGCGCTGAACGTATTCATGGAGCTAGAAATGACACCGTGAAAAAGGATTATTCACTTGGCTAATACATCTTTTGGGGCTATTATTGTTACCACTACCCCGACATTAATTGTTGGTGCTAACTCTAAGAGAAGAGGATTAATTATAGATAATAATACAGTCGCTCCAATAGCTCTAGGCCCTGATGATACTATTACAACTACTACAGGCGTTCGTCTTAAAGCGTCTGCGCAATGGGGATTGGGTATACCTGATGGGTGGAAAGGTGATGTGTATGGAATTGCTTTTTCTAGTACTAATGATGTGAGATTTTGGGAGTGGGGTGAATAATGAGTATATCTCTTGGCCCAGGAATTGGCGTTGTTACACGTTCTTTTAATCAATTAATATGGGATACGGACACAGATTTTAATAAAGGCACTTTAGATTCTGAAATAGAAGTAAATGGTACTGGTGATAGTGCTTTACTACAATTAAAAACAGCAGATCCTTATGCTTGGTATCACTTAAATGAATCTTCTGGAACAACTGTTACTGATAGCTCTTCTAATGGTAGAGATGGCACTCTTCAAGGTGCCCCACTGCCTACGTGGGTTACGGGTAAACTGAATAATGCCATCCAATTAGACGGAATTAATAATCGTATCAGTTTAGGAGACATAGCTAATTTTGAACGAACACAACCATTTAGTATTGGTATGTGGGTTTATCCTACTAATATAGCTTCTTCTCCTTTTCTTGCTGCCAGATTTATAGGAAATCAAGGCTGGAGTTGGTATATTACTACTGCTGGAAAATTAGACTTTCGGTTAGCTAATGTCTACTATTCCAATGCACTTGAAATACGAGGATCAACTACATTAGTTGATAGTAATTGGTATTATGTTGTCGTTACTTATGATGGTTCATCAACAGCAGCTGGAACAAAAATGTACATAAATTCTGTATTAGAAACTCCAACTGTACTTTATGATAGTTTAACCGGAACTACACTTACGGCAGCTACCTGTTATCTTGGAATGACATCTAATGGTACTTTCTTTTTGGCTGGTAAAATAGATGAGACAGTTATTTACGATACAGAGATGACTCAATCTGATATTACTAATAGATATAATTCTGGAATTGGCACAGAAATCTTATATTATACCTCAGGTAATTGGGTTAGTAACCAGTATAATTCCACATATAGAGATTTAGATTGGGGAGAAGTAACCTGGGATACAACTACCCCTACTGGAACAGACTTAATAATTAAAGCTAGAGCAGCAAATAGTATTACTGAATTAGACGCAGCTAGTTACACCACAATAACAACTTCTGGAAATGATTCAGGAGTTACTGGACAGTATATGCAATTTAAAACAGAATTTTCTGGTACCAATATTTTAAGATCAAATTTAAAACAATTAACTGTAAACTTTGATCCACCAATAAGAGAAATATTAACACCCTAGGGGGATAACATGACAGAACAAGTAATTCAAAAACCAAAAACAGAATTAGAATTACAGGCACAAAAACTTAGAGAAGACAACTGTAGTGTCGCTATCCAAGCTGTATTAAAAGAACACAATTGCAGTGCAGAAGTAATGACCGTTATAAAAGGAAATCAAATACGGTCTATCATACAAATTACATCTATATAGGAGCTTATTATGTCAGATTTTGGTGAAATATTAGGTAAACTGTCTCAAAAACCGCGTAACCTAGTTCATATACCCCAAGTATTGAATAAAAAGATTGGGGAGATTGGAGATGGTACAGTACGTTACTCAATTCATCAAATCGATGGCACAGGCACTACAATTCAAATTATAGACTTTGCCTCGGATAGAGGCATATTACCAACGAATAGTCAGGGAGAGGACTTAAAGATTTCGCCTAGTCCTTCCTAATCTTAAACAGCGGATCGGTCCGACGCCCCCGCTAAGGAGTTAGTGAAATGGAGGAAGCAAACACACAGCAGACACCTTCTGAATCGGTTACAACGCCCTCAGAAAACGTGCAGCCAGTAGACCAGACACAACAGACAACACCCAATCAACCAACAGAAAACCAAGGATCGGCAGAAAAGGCCCCCGAATCAAAACTAGAACCGGAAAAATCGTATGAGTTTGATGGTAATTATGAAAAGTTGAAAGATGAGCATCCTGAGATATATAAATACGCAGTTGCAGCTAGACGTTATCAAACACGTAAAGATGAAGAACACGTAGACAAATTGAAAATGGCTTCTGAATATGAGCAAGTTAAAAACTCTCCTGTTTGGAATCAGTTTGTTCAGTATTACAATGGGCAACAAAATCAAGGTACACCACAAGATTCTGAAGTAACTGATACTGTTGACCCCGACACAAAACAATATATCCAGGAAAGAGAAAACGCATATATGCAAAAAATAACGGGATTAGAAAAGCAGTTAAATAGAGTTTCAAAAACAAATGAAATTTCTATGTTTGCTGATTTAAACCCTAATTTTTGGGATTATGATGATAAAGGTTTAATCGAACCTTTTCTCAATGCCGGTGATTCTGTGGCTAAAGCCTACGAAAAAGCAGAAAAGATTATCCACAACGTTAAGAATGAGCAAATTAAACAATCTCAATCTAGAGTTGCAGAGAAAGCCAATGCTACATCATTTGGTCCTTCAATCTCTAATGAATCTAATGTTGTATGGGTAGATAAACAATCTGATGTTTTGCCGGCGGCAACAGAATTGTCTTTAAGGGGAGAGAAAAACAAAATAGTTAAAGTAAGACAGAAATAGTCTTCTTTAACCCTTAAAGGAGAACAAAATGGCTGATACTACATTTACATATGGACCAGCTAATGTAACATCTTTGCTAACAACCACCAATTCCGCTCGTATGGGGAATATTAAGGACGGTATATTTAGTGAGATTCCTACATTAAACTGGTTACTCGGAAAAGGACGTGTTAAGATGCAATCAGGAGGTGCGTCAATTTTAACGTATCTTCGAACTGCTGCAAATTCAACTGCTGCTGCTTATGCGGCTTTTGATCTTATCAATACTACACCGCAAGATGAATTAACGACATCACAAGCGAAGTGGAAGCAGTATGCTGCTTCTATTTCTGTTAGTGGGCGTGAAGACCGTATTCAGAATACGGGCAAAGATGCTATGTTTAGTTTGGTTCAATCCAAATTAGATGGCGCTGATCGATCTCTTCGAGATCTGATTGCTGCCGATTTATATGCAGCTACTCAGGCCACTAATAGCATTCAGACTCTTGTTACGCTAATTGACGCTACTTCTACTATTCAAGACATCAACTCCACTACTTATTCGTATTGGCAGGCTGATTCTAATTCGGGTGGGAGTTTCGCTGCGCAAGGTCGGGATGACATGCTGACTCTTTGGAATGCTCTAGCAGTTATTCCTGGGCCAATGACAGACATGATCGTTACCACTTCTGATATTCATGGTTATTATGAAGGAAGCTTAGTAGCACAACAGAGGTATCAATCTTTTGGACAAGGCAATGCTTCATTCCAAAATTTGATGTTTAAATCGGCTCCTGTCATCTTTGACAACGATGCAACATCAGGTGTGATGTATTTCTTAAATTCCAATGTTTTGGAATTAGTGGTTAGTTCTGATACCAACTTCACGTTGTCTGAATGGGTTAAACCTTCAGATCAAGATGCTAAAGTTGCTCAGTTGCTAGCTGCTATGGAACTTGTTACTACCAATCGTCGAAAATTAGGTAAAATTACCGCAATTACTGCGTAAAGGAGGTAGCAATATGGCTTCACTTAGAACTGATGCTACTTACCCTGATGGAGGTCAAAGTGTTGTTAAAATACTTCGACTAGCCAGTGCAGTTACAGGCGATACAATTACTTATAAAGGACTTGTTAGGGCTTGGATAGGTGTTAATGAAACTACGGCTGATGCATTGTCTGTTACTTATAGCAGCAATACATTTACTGTGACAGTAGCAAATACACCTGATATAGCAATAATTATTGTAGCATAACCTAGACAGTCAAAAAACGGAAGGTTGGGGAGTCCTTCGTCAGTGAATCAACGGTTAAATAATAGCTGAGTATTCGGACGTTATTTAACGTCAGTGAAAAAACGGAGGACACAAAAATGTTGTTTAAGCAAATAAATCGAACAGATGCCGAAAAAGTGTTTATCATCTGCCGAAATACTTCAGGAGCTACGCTCGCCGCGAATCTTCCTGTGTATTTTGAAACAGATGCAGTCTCAGATGGAAATGCAGTTAGTCAAATGATCGCAACAGCTCACGGAACTAACCTATTCGCCGGAATTAATGATGCGTCATTAGCCGACGATGCTTATGGTATGGTTCAAGTCTACGGGTATCGCGCTAGTGTTGTTACATTAGCTGTTAGTTCCACATTCTCAGTTACTCCTGGTAACCGTCTTGTTGGTGTTGCCGGAGCTGCGTATTTGGCTTATGGTACAGTGTTATCTGGAGGTAGTTCTACGGAATTATTGTTAAGCCCTGTTAATGATAAGTACGTGCTTGCTATGGAAACGATTGCTTCAGCTGCGGCTGGATCAACAACCACAGGTAATTGCAAAGCGTTCATTAGGGCGCTGTAAACAAATCTAAAAACGTATTTGGCCCCTGTCCTTAATGGGGCGGGGGCCAGATATTGAGTCGTAATTAGGGGAGATAGAGATGAGACTAGTCTTTATAGATTCGACACCGGGATTTAGTCCGGATAGAAAAAATACTAAAGCTACAGGCGGAATTTTAAATAGTTTAACAATCATACCTCAATATATGGCTTCTAAAGGGCATGAGGTGTGGGTAGCGAGTAGTTACCCTAAAATTGAAACTACTAATGGTGTGCATTATCATCCCATTGAAAAGCGCCTAGATATACCAAAATGGGACGTTACTATTTTAAACAGAAATGGAGTTACTTCTCCTCTGGTGTCTTATTCACATGAAATAGGTGCTAAGGTTGTTTGGTGGTTACATGATATTGTAGATTTTAGATATCTTGGTGATAGTTCCTATAAACATGTAGATAAAATCATTGCTTTATCAGAGTATTGTAAACAATCTTACGCTTCTTTTTACACTATTCCAGAATATAAATTTGTAATTATTCCTAATGGAGTAGATAAGAAGTTATTTTATCCAGGAAAATATGAGGACAGAGTAAAACATAGATTAATGATGGCCTCAGCTCTAATTAAAGGTTTTACTCCTATTTATGACACATGGACTAATATGAAACGCAAGTTTTTAAGTCCTACATTTACAATTTATAGCAGCCAAAATTTACATGGATTAGAGGACAGTAAAATACAAAAAGCATTTTTAAATGAGATGGAAAGCCTTGATGTGTCAGTACAACAGCCTATTCCGCCACATATATTAGCCGATAAAATGCGAGAAGCATGGATTTTATTAATGCCAAATTCATACCCTGAGATCTGCTCCAATTTAACTTTACAGGCGCAGGCATGTGGTTTGCCTGTAGTATCTTCAAATATTGGAAGTGCGCCAGAGTTCATTAAACAGGGACAAACTGGTATTATTACACCACAATCTCCACATGATTTATTTTGGTGGGTAAAAGAATACGTCGGATCAGTGATTAAATTATGCGAAGACGATAAATTACACAAACATATTTCAGATAACGCACCCAAAGAGGTGTTATCATGGGACCAAGTCGGGGAGGCGTGGGATGAAAATTTACAAAAACTTATTACAAAAATATAGAGACGTACGTTTTACTTTGGAACATCCTGGGAGAGGTGGAACAATCACATATTTTAAGTACCCCAAAGAAGAAGGTTTTATAGGTAGGAGGGTTCTTAATTTAGGTTGTGGTAATACCGTGTATCCTTCTCCAAATGTAGTAAATATTGATGCTTTTAAAGTGCCGGGAGTCAATGTTGTGCATGATTTAAATAAAATGCCATTGCCATTTAAAGACAATGAATTTGACTTGATTATTGCCAATCATATTTTAGAGCATTTACCTAATTGGTGGGAATGTTTTAAGGAGTTAGCTAGAATTATAAAAGTGGGTGGTACAATAGAAGTGTGGATTCCGGGAGATGGTTGCTCTAGCCAACTTGGATATAGAGACCATGTAAATACACTTAATATTTGCTCATTTGCCGGAATTCGAGGGACACGCAGAAACTTTGCAAATGCATGGGAACAATTAGAATTACAAAAACTAGGCCCTATTAAAGATGTATTAAATAAATATCAATTTTTTAAGATGGCCCATTTTTGGTGGATTGCTATTTTACCTGATATTATTCAAATGTGGATGGCAAATCATTTACGTAATGTAGTGAGTGAACAAGGCTTTGTGTTTGTTAAATTAAAGCCAGAAGGGGAGAAGTCAAATGTTAATTAGTTTCATTCGGTGTTATTACTGTGGAAAAGTAGACGAAAAAGAGAGGATATTAGCTAGAAGTTGCTGTACTTGTAGTTCTAGAAGAATGACAGAAACAACGCTTACTACATTTCAATTGTATTGGTTTATTTTGTGGCATCCTTCCTATTTAATAAAAGCACTTAAAGAAGAATACTCATGGAAAAAGTAAGTCTATTATGTCCAATTAGTGAATCTGTTTCTCCATTAACTTTTCAGAGTGCTTTAGCATTAGTAGGATATGCATCTAAACATGGGGTGGACATTGATTTTATTGGAGTAACTGAGCGTACTTTAATAGAAAAAGCCAGGAATATGTTAACAAAAGAATTTTTAAAAACAGATAGTGAGTGGGCTTTTTGGATGGATGCAGACATGGTTTTTCCTAAAGATGTTATTGTTCAACTACTTAAGACAGCTAGAGAAAAAGAAGCTAAAATGGTTACAGGTATTTATTACCAGCGCGGAGATAAGCATTTTCCAGTCTGTTGGGTTAGAGATCCTAAATTGGAATCAAATAAAGATGTTAAATACATAAATCATGATGAATATGATTCCAATGAATACATAGGTACATTTGCCTTGCCTGGGCCCGGAGCAAAAGAACCTTTTTTAGTAAATACAGCAGGATTTGGTTGTGCTTTGATTCACCGTAATGTCTTTGAATCTACTGAATATCCTTGGTTTCTTTTTTTGCCAGGGAAATGCTCAGAAGATTTTTACTTCTTTGTAAATGCCAAAAAGAAGGGCTATAAGTTATGGGCCGATCCAGTTCCTCATTTAGGGCATATAGGTGAACCTAAGGTTGTGTATAAAGAAGATTGTTACGAAAAAGTAACAGAAAAAAATATTCAGTTAGAAGCAATAAAATAATACGGGGAGGTTATTAATGTTACCTGATATACTGCCAGAAGTAAAATTAAAAGTGTGTTATGGAGGAAATGGGGATTTTGTTTTGATTGTTGAAAATCTACCTAAAGAATTCATATACAGAACAGTAAAAGAAAAAATACCTAAACTTGACCGTGAAGGAGATTTCACAGGAGAGTTAAAAGTAGGAAAATTAGATATTGAAGTTCCAAAAGAAAAAATTACGATGGATCAAACTAAAAATGATTTTTTTCTTTTTGAAGCTAGAAACAGTGAGTCTATGGGACTATACAAAGCAATTATTGCGTATGTTGAACGTATATTACCTAGAAGCGAAATAATTCCAAAAGCAATTCCATATAGTTCAATGCCTGGAACTCCATCTGCTCCTCCAGTCAGTGATACACAAATTCCGCGGGTGGTCTTGCCAGTCTCATCTCCCCCTTCCGAAGAGAAACCTTCGGTCGAGGCTGGCGCACCCGTGATTTTACCATCGGCCAAAAAGAAACGTTCGCTAAGTCCTGAAGGCCGTAAGAAACTGCAACAAAATGCTGCGAAAGCCAGGGCTGTGAAAGAGTACCAACAACAACAATAGTTTATTAACTACAGTAGAGGGGTAATATCAGCTATTGCCTCTCTACTGTCTAGTTACACAGGAGATATTATGGATTTTTCAGACATCATTGCTAGAGTAGCTGAAATGTTAGGATTGCCAGATAATGATTCTAATTTTAGCACAAAAATAAAGGCTTGGATTAATGAATCCTATAAATCTATTTCTAGTATGGATTTATGGCCTTGGCTAGTAAAAAATGACGTCGTTCAAACTAGCGTAGAAATTGTTGCAGGAACTGTAGATGTAACAAATGCTTCTACTGCTATTACATTTTCCAGTGGTCCGGCAGTATCAGTGGCTACAGATTGGCGTATTCAATTTAGTGGAGATGATAATTGGTACGATATTACCTCACATACTGCTGGAGCGACCGCAGCAGTTTTAGCAGATAATTTTTTAGGTACAACCGATACTGTTGCTACTTATACACTTAGAAAGGTATATTATAGTTTACCTTCAGATGTCGATCATATAATGAGTGTTCGTCAATCAGTCAATAATATTAAATTAAAGGCAATTGACACTCGATTTTTTGACATGCATTTTCCTGACCCTACTTCAGTAGCAGGCCCTAAAGCTTATTTAATTATTGGGCAAGATTCTAGTCAGAACTATCGTATGGTATTGCACCCCACTCCTTCAGATGAAATTAATGTAGATATTAGGTACTATCAAAAAGTAAGTGACCTATCTGCTGATGCTGATGAACCTTTAATTCCCAGTCAATTTAGACCTGTACTAATCTTTGATGTTTTATCTAAATATGGATATATGTTTTTAGATGACACACGAATAAATCAAGCTGCGGGTATTCGGAACTCTTTTTTAAGAGACATGAAAGCAGCCGCTAATCCATCCCCCGATAATGTAACGAAAAAATTACCCTGGGATAAAGCACAGCTATTTACCCCAAGAACTAATAGACTTCCATTTAATTTTCCAATTGAGGAGTAGGTATGGCGATACAGCAATCAGTTGAAACATTTTTTAGAGACTTTAGTGGCGGTAACGCCAGTGTTAAAAATCCCACGACCCTAAAAATAAATGAGTTTTTAGACTCCGATAATATAGTCATAAAACCTTCTGGATCGGGATTTAGAAACCGTAGAGGCAATACTGAGTTTAATTCGTCTGTCATGATAGATGCCACTACGAGCATTACTGGGTTAAAATTTTTTAAGGATACATCTGCCAATGAATGGCTTGTTGCAGTTGCAGGAGCAAAATTTTTCAAATCAGATTCGTTAGATGGCACTATGGATGATGTTACCGGAGCCATTACCATTACTGCGGGTGTTAACAATCAGTGGTCTTTATTTAATTTTAATGATTTAGTTATTGGAGTTGGTGGGGCTCCAGATGCTCCTTTTAAGTGGTCGGGAACTGGAAATGCAGCTGTTCTCGGCGGATCCCCGCCATCAGGTAAGACTGGATTAGCTTGGAATAACCGGGCATGGATTTTATCGGACAGCACTAACCCATCCACCATCTATTGGTCTGTAGTGTTGGACCCTGAAGATTGGAGTGGTGCCGGATCAGGTAATGCTTCTGTTCAAAAGAAGGATGGCGAAAATCTAATAGCAGCAGCCCCAATTAGCAGTAATGTGTTGTTATTATTTAAAAACAATTCCACACATCAATTAGTCGGGAGAGCCAATCCTTTCTCAATTTTTCCTTTATTTCCTGATGTTGGATGTGCAGGTAAACACGCTTTTGTGGTTGCTGATGGTTTATGTTATTTTATTACTCCTCACGGACGTATGGTGGTTACTGATGGAAGTGTTATTTTAGATGATCGTAATGTCCCTTCGTTAAGCAATATAGATAACATTTGGGATGGATTAAATTCATCTAGATTAGAATATATTCAAGGAATTAGACATAGAGGAGACGATTATGATCATATTATTTGGTTATGCTCAAATACGACCTCTTCTACTAACAACTACGCCATCGTCTGGGACTTAAAAAATAAATGTTGGCTTACTTATTCAACTGGATTTGAAGGAAATGTTATTGCCCAGACAGGGGTCAATGTCATGTATATGGGGGGATATGTTGGCAAAATATATAAAATGGATGTCGCGAATACTTATGCAGATGCATCCAACAGCGATACAAATGTTAGTTGGTTTTCTCGGTCAGATTGGCTTACGAATGATAGTTTACAACAAATAACACATGTAACACGTTTTAATGTAACATATAAAACACAGAGCTCAGGAAACATGACATTAAAATATGGTTATGATTTTGTTGCTGATGCGAATGAACTTAGCTTTAGTATTCAAGAAGACGGAAGTACGTGGGATGGAGCACTTTGGGATACAGGTATTTGGGGAGGTTTTTCTGATTTAATCAAGCCTAATTTTATTCTAGGTAGAGGAAATGTATTTCAAATAGCTTTATCTGGAAAAGATGCTGTTCTATATAATTTAAATCGGTACTCAATTTTTGGCAAACAAACCAGCATCAAACATTTTAAAGCGAGTTAAGGAGACAAAGTTATGGCGAATTTATCTATTACAAATTCATTTACAGCAAATACCCTCATTGAATCAGCTCAGGTAAACACCAATTTTAGTGATGTGTCTACGTGGTTAAATAATAGAGATAATGGCACAGACAAATGGCTAAATATGAAAGTGACCAATACTGTTGCTAATCCAGTAGATATTTCTAGTTCTGCTGCTACTACAGAAGTCTCTATTAATAATACAGCTACAGATGGGGATCCCGTACTTTCTTTTGAATTAAGCGGGACACCTCAATTTATTTTAGGTGTTGATGATGGGGATGATAATACTTTTAAAGGCGGAACTACAGCTATAGGAACAGGCACTTGGTTGAAAGTAACTTCTGCTGGGATCGTTACTCAGCCATTACAATCTAGTTTTCTGGTGTGGCTGGATACGGAATTGAGTAATGTTACAGGTGATGGTACTTCTTATACGGTTATTTATGACACTGAAGACTATGATTTAAATGCGGATATGGCGTTAGGGACAAGTACCTTTACTGCCCCAGTAGATGGAAAATACATGCTAAGCACGAGTAGCTATTTATTAACCATTAATGGTTTTAATACTTTAAGAGTATCAATTAGCACCTCAAACCATAACTATGCCATCCTTAGTCATGATACTGGGGGGCATGTAGTTGAAAACCGTTCTTTTGCTCTTTCTGTGCTTGCTAATATGGACGCTAATGATACCGCATCTATTGTTATCTTTGTTTCGGATGGAACAGGTACAAAAACAGTTGATGTTGCAGGTGGAACAAGTGCAGTAATTAACGGCTGGTTTTCTGGATCATTAATTAATTAAAGGAGAAATAAATGCCTCAATATATAGTAGAAATTACAGATAAAGAACAACAAATACTTGAAAATGATTTATTAGATGTCAATCTATGGATTCAACTTGCAGTAAAGGGGAAAGTATCTAATTGTAAAAAAAGAACTGCTAAAGCAGAAATTGAGCTCCTTCGAAAAGAGAATGCGGCGTCTATGCCCGTTACAGACGATGCTCTTGTTGCACAACATTTTAGTCGGGCCGGTTATAAAAATAGAGTCGCCAGAGGAGATTAGTTTTGGCTATTCTCTCACTTAGTTACGTTTTTCCACCTGGTGGTTTTGCGAGTAGTGATCATACTAGAGAAAGTTTTGATGATATAACCACTTATTTTGCTCCAATTAATTTAACGTCGTCTCTTTTAGACTTAAGTGCGGTAGCGATAACTACTACCGGCATCGGAACATTTGGGAAAATAATTGTTGATAATATTTCCATTGATGCTGCCACTATTTTAAGTGACACAGGCGCAATTAGTTTTGGAGATGAGAATCTTACTACTACAGGAATATTAACGGCTACGTCTTTCACCACAGGTACATTAACAGTTTCAGACGGCTCTATAGATGACACGGATGGTTCGATAGCATTTGGCGCGACTAATTTTACAGGGGTCGGTACTATCAATGCTACCTCGTTAACTACAGGAAACCTGACGGTAGCAACAGGCAGCATTACTGATTCATTGGGAACAATTAGTTTTGTTGACGAGAATTTAACCACTACTGGATTAATCACTACAGGCAGCTTAGATGTTGATACGCTTAATTTAAACGCTAACGTCATATCTGATTCTACTGGAACCATTTCTTTTGATAATGATAATTTAACGACAACCGGTTCAATCACAGGTACCGGGGGCCTCATTTCCGGAGGTAATATTGTTTCTGATACCGCTAATACCGATGATTTAGGAACAAGCGCGGTCCCGTGGAAAAATCTCATACTTAAAACCGGGCTGATATTACAAGAAACAGGGGCCGGAACAGATTCTATTACATTAGCTGCACCGGCGGCTATAGCCACCTCCTATAGCTTGACATTACCGGCAGCACAAAGCGGTGCGAGTGAATTATTACAGAATAATGGTAGTGGTGTATTATCTTGGGTATCTATTACAGGGGCTGGTGGTGCTACATTAGCACTTGACAATCTTGCTTCTGTGGCAATTAATACAAGTTTACTTTCTGACTCTGACAATGTAGATAATTTAGGAGACGCCACGCATGATTGGAAAGACATTTATTTTCAAGGTGAATTAAAATCAGGTGCTGTTACTCTGGCCACAGCGACAGAAGTAGGGTATTTAACGGGCGTAACCGCAGCTATTCAAACACAATTAGATGCTAAAGTTAATGATGCCGGTAATGAAACCATAGCTGGTATTAAAACATTTTCAAGTACTATTTTAGCTGCGGCAGGAACAGCCGCCAATGTTAGTTACGGATTTGTTGATGATCCTAATACCGGACTAGATTGGATTAGCGCAGACAAATTTGCTTTTATGGCTGGAGGCACAAATGTATTTGACATTTCCTCTGGTGGCTTTACAGTAAATAATGGTAGATTTTTTAACAAAGCTGGATCAGCCTTGGCCCCAGAATATACAAGTAGCGTAGATCCTAATTCAGGTATGACATTGCCTGGCAGTGATGTTTTACAGCTATCTACAGCCGGAGCCGCTGGGTTAGCTATTGATGCAAATGGGTCTGTTACTAAGCCTAAACAACCTGCTTTTCTTGTGCATGTTGATGTAGATATTGCAAATGTTACGGGAGATGGGACGGCGTATGGGCCTGTAGTATTTGATACAGAGACTTTTGATGTAGGGAGTAATTTTGGGAGTAACCAGTTTGTCGCCCCAGCAACCGGTAAATACCATTTAAACACTAATATTTATTTTCAAACAATGGGTGGATCTACAAATTGTTGGGTACGAATTACAACATCTAACCGAAATTATACACATTATTTTCATGATACAGGGGCCCATACAGTTGATAATAAATCAATGGCAATTGCTGTATTAACCGACATGGATGCTAATGATACAGCAGATGTCACCATAAGTGTAAGTGGAATTACAAAAATAGTTGATATTGCAGGCGGCACTGCTAGCGCTCTTATTTCTTGGTTTTCTGGCACATTAGCAAATTAATGGATACGACTATGACTGGACCTAAACTATATTTACTAAAAAAGGTGTCTACGTTAAATTTTGATATAGATAATTTAAAACAATTAATAAAACAAAGTTATTTTGAATCCGAACAAGATACACTGGGTGTAGATGAACAGGGTTTTATTGTTCAAACTCTACGTGCTATTCTTAATGCAATAGAAGATAAAGACGGTTGTAGTGATTTTTGGATTATAAGTAATGCGGATAAATCTTTGGGTGGGTTTATGTTGGCCTCATTTGTTTATGACATCGATAATAAACTCACTTATTGGGTTAACCAAGTGTATGTATGTAAAGAACATAGAGGATGGAATAGTTTTTTTAGAAAAGAAGTTTGGAGAGTAATTACAGAACGAGCTAAAATCATTGGTGTAAAACACATAGTGTTAGTTACTTCAAGAAAAAATACACCTGCTTATTGTAGATTAATGGGTAAACAATACCATCAATACGCAGCATTAATTAAAGAGGATATTTAGGAGGAACGATGGCAGTTAAAAAGAATTCAACTACAAAGAATCCACCGGACTGGAATTTTTATAAGCCTAAACAAATTGAAAGTGAAATGTGGGTGGAGACTAAGTTTAATACGGGAGGAGAAGGACATAGTGGATGGCGCGCACGAAGGGCTAAGAAAAAATTAATAGAATTTCGTGGATTGTTAGAGAAAGGCGATATTACAGTGGAACAATTTTTAAATATCGCCACTCCTTTAACAGATTATTTTGTTCAACAAGTACGTGCATTATCAGGGCAGGGAAGTAACCGAGCTAATGCAGCTAGAAATATCAATGAAGGTCAAACATTACGTGATGTTGGATTTGCTTTAGATGCCGACAATCGCACACTAAAACCTGATTTAGGCCCAAAATATGAGGAAGAAGTAAGAGAGCATCTTTTACCTCCCGATGTAACGGGAGATGAAAGAAAAAAGATTATTGAAGATATTCCTTCTGATACTCCTATTGGTTCTGATCAATTTGAGATTGAACGTGAAGGAATTAGAGAAAAGGGGCAGGCAGTTATTGAACAAGAGACGGCCGAAAAAGGGCGAGCAGATCGCCTAAGAGATCTAAGCGACCTATTAGTTGAAAACGAACAACGACAATTTCAAACGGATATTCCTGGAATGCAGGAACGACTACAGGCTTCTGGTCAATTAACTACATCTGCTTTTCCAGCAGAATTGGCCAGACAACGAGGTTTACTTGCTGGACAGACACAATTTGAATTAGGTAGAGTTGGTATTTCAGACCGTGACCTGGCTATTCAAGGTCAATTGGACGTAGGATCTGACCAACGTGCTTTTCAACAGGCTGCAATGCAACGTCAATTTGGAATGGCTGATCAAGCTGCCAATTTTCAACAACAACTACAAATTGCTCAATTAACACAACCAAATACAGGGGGCGGAGGCAAAAGTAAGAGCGAAAAAGCCATGAATATTGTACAAAGCATTGGCACATTAATGCCTGGAGCAAGTGGTGCAGCAATGAGCATGGCGGGAAATTTAGGTCAACAAGCGGTACAAAGACGAGATCTTAAGAAAAACCCAAATTTGTATGGAGTTTAATAATGGCTAATATACCTGATTTCAGACCACAACCGCAAGGAGATCTAACTGGAATTGCTAGGCTCCAACAAAACAAAGCTATTATTGAGGAAAATGCGAGACTACAAAAACGTAAAGAACGTTCGGAGAGATTTGGTGCCATTCTAGATGCCGTACAAACAGGACAAAAAATAGCGGAAGATTCCATGGTTTTAGCTGAAATGCGTAAAGGCAAGAAAGACCTTAGCAAATTGAGTGGTAGAGATATTCAACAAATTGAAGTAATTATGCCTACTGGGCAACGAAAGTCGTTAATTTTAAATGAATTAACACAAGAATTTACTGACTATAGCGGAAGAGTGATTCCAAAAGAAGAACTTAAAGGAGCGCTGCGTACCTCTACAGTAAAAACTGTCACGGATTCAGAAGGAAATGTTTTGAGTATTGATCCAGTATCTGGTAAAGTATTAGCTAAAACATCCACAGCAGCACCACCAACACCTAAGTTTAAAAAAGGGACTGTCACTGAGCTAAAGACACTTCCTAGCAAGACTAGAACGGAGGTTTCTCGGAAATTAGATCAGATCAAATCTGAGTCTGCATTTAGAGCTGAATTTAAGAGTGCTGAGAGTGCTATAAAGATTGTTACTTTAATGAAAGCAAAAAATTGGGTGTTTGATCAAAAAATAGGGCTTCAATTGGCCCGAGCATTCGGTGATGCTGGTAATATTTCAGTCGTGGAACAAAAAGAAGGTAAAGAGAGTAAACAACTCCTTCAGCAAGGAAAACAGTTACTAGAGACATACATTAAAACAGGTAAACTCACTACCCATAATAGAAGTCAGATTATTAAAGCAGCCGAAGTAATGGAGAAAGCAGGCCTTGCAAATATGAAAGATTATACTGATATGTTTGGTGGTTCTATTATAGAACAATACCCAGAATTAAATAAAAAAGCAGTTGATAAAATGTTAATTGGCGCCGCATTAGTTGAACGTATTAACGCAGCTAAAGGTGATTGGAATACTTCGACTAGTGGTGTTAAGTGGAGAGTGAAATAATGAAAATTATTGAAGTTGAGATAGAGGGGAAGACAGTTGAAATGGAGGTCCCTGAAGGATTCTCTAATAATCAGATTTCTGTTGAAGTAGATAAAATAGCCTCTCAACTGGCTTCTAAACAACCAGTAAAATCACAGCAACTAAATGTACAGTCACCCAATATTCCACAATTAGCACAAGCCTCATTAGGACCTTTTGCTGTGGCTGAGAGGATTAAACAGTTGCCTTCACCTGTGCGAAGAGGTGTACTTACTGGGGGAGCAGCAGCAATTGGTGAATTAGCTAGCCCCGTAGGTGCCGGAATAGGCGCCATGGCCGGCGGAACTTTGGCTGACATGGCAGATAACCCACAAAAAGCAACTGAAATATTGACATCTTTTGCTAAATCAGGATTAGCAGCTCAATTTAATCCTACTAAAGCACTACCTGCTTTTACTGAAGCAGTGAATACATTAAAAGGAATAGATTTAAAAGGTGTTGCGAAAAAAAGAGCTGCGGAGGCAATTTTAGGAGCCAGTGGCGCAATATTTACTAAAGTACTGACTGGATTTACAGTAACAGGCCCTTTAACAGCTACTATAAAAAAACCATCATTAATTTTTAAAAGTGTCAGAAAGAAGGACTTTAAGACACTAAATAGACTGAAAAAAATAGCAAAACAAGGCGAGATCGCTTCAGAATCTAAGCGTCTATTGCAGTTGAGTGCTAGTCCACCTGGCAGAGCTAAATTAGCTGTAGAAGCAACTGTAGGGGTTCAGAGTAAAGTTGCTATGTCAGGAAGACAATTAATAACTTATAGAAACGCACTAAAACGAGTGATACAAGAAGGAGGCGAAGAGGCTGCGGACGAATTTATTACTGCTCTAAAAACAATAGAAAAAACACTTGAAAAACAGGTTCCTGGAATTACTAAAGCTTTTGATGCTGCTAAAGACGCAGTAAGAGCCGTTAAGGGTGGAAGTGATTTTTCTCTTCTTGGCCTAATTTTTAAGCCTAAAACGTCTGTAGCCAGTGCTTTTACTCCAACAATAGTGAAACAAGCTACTGGCGTAACCCTGGGATTAGGAGCTAAAGGAGCCGCTGGTGTTACAGCAGGCGTGGGAACAGCCGCTTTACAAGAAGCTAGAAAATTACGGCAATAAGCAACAAAATAGTTATTCCGAGTAACATTCCGACTAAAAGCAGAAAAGAAAGAAACATCCTAAAGTCTTCCCATGAAGAGATAAATAAAATAGAAAAAGCTAGTACTATACAAATACCAATTATTAATTGTAGCATCGGAGTCTCCTATGTCTGAAGCTTTTGAAAAAATGTTATACGATCTACAAAAAGAACACCACAGAGTTAATCAAACAGATATTAAAGAATTACGTAATGAAGTTAAAACTCTTGTTGTAGCGTTTCATTCACATACTGCTGTAGGCAAAAAAGTAGCCACAATATGGGGACTGATTGGAAGTGCTATCTTTACTCTTATAATTTTATGTATCAAAACTTTTATTGCCCAGTAGTTTCTCATCTCTTCTTAGGACGTGACACTATAGAAGAGATTCACTCTTTTCATTGTGATGATTGTAAAGCAACGCATACCTTCTATCCCGGAGTTGCTAGTCCTTCCTCTAAATTAGATTCTGATTGTGCCAAGTCTTGTGATTGTGCACAATGCAAATCTAAATAGTTTATTCAAAATTCCCGCCCAAATTGCAAGTAACCCAGTAGACCTTATCACTATCCCTCTTAAATCCTATCCCCAATGTTAGCAGTTTGCAAATCCCAAATTCACTTTGATACGTCAGATATTTGACTACGTTTTTCTGACTATAGATCCAATGAAATTGAAGATATAACGGCCATTGTAGGGCTATATGCCAACGGCACCAGGGCTGGATACGAGATAAATAAAAATCAGGGTCTGTTTGAAGCCATTTAACTTTACAACAGCCTTCTACGTCAGTGTCCGTTCCGTCAGTATTCTCTAATCTCCATGTCCCTTTACCTCTAGCTGCAAAGACTGTTAGAGGTAGGTCTCTCCATTTAAAAAACCCACTTGGTACCCTTGGTCCAGCCGCTAGCCATATTTGACACGTCTTTTTCACTTTCATCAGCCAACTTTGATTGTCTGACCCTAATTTATAGCCTGGCGGCAAAGCAGAACTAGGCATTATATCTCCTCCAATACCTTAAGTTGTAAAGCAATGTTAAGGTCTTTTTCTAATCTAACTTGCATATCTTTCCTATTTATTAATCCATCATAGTGATCCAGAGTATTTAAATACCACTCTCGAAGTAATTCATACTTCTGTGTTAATAACATTACTTCTGCTTGAAGAGCCGGCTCTTCCAATAACAATTTATACTCACGGAAGTGTGTTAGTTCTCGTTGTATTGCTAAAAATTCTTCTTTTAAGGGCCCTGTTAATACCATGTCTCTTAATCTAGCCACCTCATCTACTAATTCCTTGTTTGTCATGCTTTCCCCCAATAATCTGAATGTTTATACCCATGGATACCCTCTAACAATTCATCAAAATCAGCTGTAAACATAATTTCCACCATTAGATCGGGGTCTTTATATACGGCTCTCTTGTAAGCCAATCTATATATCCATTTCCGATATGGCCAGCTAATAAAAGTAATAATGGGGCTTAAAATTCTAAATATACTTAAATCCATTCCGTAAGGCCACCATTTATATATCCACATCCGGCGGGGCCAAATCAAACTGTACAAACTATCCCACCCTGGATAACAATACACTCTAGCAGTACCAAACTTTTCTTTTGATTGCACACAACTAAATCTACCCCATTTACTAATAAACTCTCCAACATACTCTGCGCTAATTGCTACTCGCTCACAAATATCCCTGCCCTGTGAATCTACATCGCCCCATTGGTGCATACTATTACCCCCTTAATGAATGTCATAATTCCCTCCTAAATTTCCTCATATTAAATTTGATCCCTGGACAACTTTTAACATGACTTGCATTTAACATTTTCTGTGCTTCTCCATGACCAAACACATGTGTAGATAAGATGTCAAATCTATATTGTAATTTACGCACTAGACTCAATAATCTAGTCCATTTTTCTTTACTGGGTGCTTTCTTGTCATAATTACCAACCAAACAAATTCCGATGCTTTTGTGATTTAATCCTAATATATGCGCCCCCATTACATCTAATGGTCTTCCAATCATGATTCGTACATCATCATTTATTTGTTCTACTCCATAATGATAGCCGATATCACTCCACCCGTTTTCATGTATATGATATTCTCTTATGGCATCCCAATTACGGGTTTTTGTGTCATCACTCAAAGAATGGTGAATAATTATGCATTTAATTTCCCGTTTAATTATCGGTATATTGATACTTTTATCGACATTACGATATTTATCAATTAAATTCATTATTAAATCAATTAATTTATTCATATTCTATCCTCCCAATCCCCATCCCTCTCCACTCCCATCTCCACATCCATTTCCCCATCCACTTCCCTCTCCCCATCCACTTCCATCTCCATCTCCCCATCCAGCTCCACATCCATCTCCCCATCCAGCTCCACATCCATCTCCATCTCCACTTCCCCATCCATTTCCCCAGTCACTTCCCCATCCACTTCCCTCTCCCCATCCACATCCCTCT